GGCCGCCGCCTTGAAGGCGACGAGGACGGCGGCCCAACTGCTCACCGCCGTATCTGTCCAACTACAGCTCGGCGTCGTGCCCGCGGCGGCCGACACGCTTCGCGTGTCCGCCTCGCCCGCCACAATCGTTGACGGCAACTCCTCAAACTCTTGCACCCACGGAGGCGTGACGATGCCTACCGTGATCGACGTGTGTGACCCCAAGATGACGTGACAGGCCGATTGCAGCACGTCCGTACCCGTCAACGCGGCCGTCGGCCCTGTCGCAGGCGTGGCACTCACCCCGGTCGCGCCGACGAACTGATCCACCACGAGGCCGCCGCTACATTCGACCGCCTTCGCGACCCAGAAACTCGCCGTGGTACTCGTCACCGTCACCGTGAAGCTCGCCCCCGTCGCCACGACGGCCGCGCAGTAGAACAGCGCCGTGGCCCCTTGCGCGTTCGCCTGCGTGCTCACCCGCACGTACGTATTGCCGAAATTGTCGGTACAGCCGTCGGGCACAGGCAGCCCCGTGTTCCGCCACACGTTCACGAACACGATGATGCCGTGGGCCACGACGGGAGGTGTCGCAAACACGCAGGCAATACTCGGCCCGCTGCCTCCGGTCGCTTTCGGCGTGCCTTGCACGACGGTGATCGCCATCGCGTCCCCGGCCCGGCCTAGCTGTTCGACGCGTATTCGACCGTGACCGCCGCCCCGCCCGTGATGGCGGTGGACACGCGCGCCCGCACCGCGAGCAAGACGCCCGTATAGGACACGAGCAGCACCGCGTTCTGCACGGGCAGAATCTCGGGGGTAATCGCCTGCCACACGCCGGTGAACGTCGCCGTGCGCGCGGTTTCAAGCGTGACGCCGCCGGCGCTCACGACCGCATTGGTGGTCTCGATGTAGAAGGCGTGATCTTTGCCGGCCCCGCCCGTGTCCACCGGCGTGCCGTTGCCGAGCGCGGTCGCGGCGATTTGCAGGCGTTGGCGTCCTTCAAGCATCGGCGTCTCCCTCCAGATCGACGATGAGCGCCTGCGCCAACTGGATCGCGCCCGCGCAGGCGTGCGCGTTCGCCAGATGCTGTTGCCGCTGTTTGTCCAGATCCGCGATCTTCTCGCGCAGGCGCGCGACCGAGATGACCGGTGTGGGGGCCAGCGGCGGCATGAGCCGTGCGGACTCGCCCGCCATTACACCGTCACCGCATAGAACGTGTAGGCCGTGGGCGACGTGAAGACGACGCGGAAGGTCTTCATCGCGTTCTGCGCGATCGTCATCACGCCGGAGGGCGTGCAGCCGACGCCGGCGGTAACCGTGATCGCGAACGCCCCCGCCGCGTCGTTGCGAATCGTGACATCGAACGACGTGCCCGCGGCCACCCCCGGAATCGCCGCCGCGAGCGCGACCGCGGTCGGGGTGACATCCGATCGGGCCGCGCCCGCCGGGTCGCGTAGAATCAGCCCCCCGATCAGTTGCGCGGGCGTGTAGGTGACCGGACCGGCGGTCGCGATCGTGCTGACCGTCTTGCTCTCAATGGGCGTGCCGCCGACCTGCGACACCGTCCCCGTGCCCTTCGGGACGAGGACGATGGAAATGTTCGGGTCGTCGCCGACCGCGACGATCTGCAACGTGCCGCCCGCGGCACTGCCGAGAATCGCCACGCCGTTGGCATTCTCGTCGCGGATACCCACGACGAGATCCGATCCGAAATGCGTGGTCTTGCCATCGCCGTAACTGCTGCCTGCGAGACTCATGTCGACCTCCAGAAACTTCCCGAGGGGCACCGGTCTGGATGCCGCAGCCCGCGCCGGACGGGCCACCCCTCGGGAGAAAACACCGGCGTCTCGGCGGTCTACGCGCCCGGCGAACCCCAGAGGCCTTGCCACTGGCGCACGCCCCACGAGCGCCGGAAGCGAATCGAATAGAACCGGTTGCCGGACCGCGGAATCCGCTCGGGCGGCTGCATCCCGATCGGCACGCGCGTGTACGACAGGATGCCGTGGTTCTTGTTCTTGTAGATGAGGAACCAGGCATCCGGGTCGGTCAGGTAGGGATTGACGATCACGGTGATGTCGTACCCCTTGTTGATCGGGTTGATGTCGTTGTCGGCGACGCCGGGCAGCAAGGACGATCCGACGATCCGCTCGGCCAGGAGCGCCAGCGCGGGCGGGACGTAGAGGATCAGGCCGTCGACCGGCGCCGAGAAGAAGCCTTCTTCGGTCTTCTGGTCGGTGTTCAGGTCGATAATGGCCTGCTGCAACGAGAGCCACGACAGATCGCTCGTGCGCGTGTTGAGCGCCGTCCCGCCGCCGACGAGCGGATGCGCCGCCGCGAAGATCGGCTGCCCGTCCGGACTCGTCTCGGTCGCGAACCCGTTATTGAACGGAATCGCGGCGTACGTCTCTTCGGCCACGCGGCAGCCGCGGGCCAGGCCCGTCGCGTACTGACTCAGGATGTCGTACACGTCGTCTTCCTGCGCCGTCTGGGTGACCTCGAAGGCGAGGCCGAATTCCAGATGCGTAAAGTCCTTCGTCCAGCCCTGCTTGATGAGCTGGGTCGTGTAGTCCTGCCCTTCGCCCTTGACCGGGGCGGGGCCGAACATCGCGTACGACACGTTGCGCTCGAACTTCCGATCGCTGGTCTCGATGCGGTAGAACTTCCGCCAGATGGCCGGGAGTTCTTTGAGGGTCTTGCCGACGATGGCGAAGACGGTCTTATCGACATTGTCAACGTTGGCGGGAATCGTGCCTCGGACTTGGGCCATGACTCAATCTCCTGTTAGCCCTGGAAGGGCGTGCGTGCGGACGCCTTCCACTGGAACGAGATCCGTCCGTTGATGTCGCCGGCGGCATCGACAAGCGACACGCCGATCAGATTCGTGTTGGTGGTGTCCGAGAGATCGACGCGGAAGATGTTGTTCACTGGGTCGAAGATCAGGCCGAGGGCGGCCCCGACGTTCGTGTGGGCGAGCACGCCGCCGTCCTGCACGCGGCCGACGAACTCGACGCCGGGCTCGGCGAGCCACACGGTGACATCGGTGCCCTGGACGCCCGAGGCGTCATCGGCGGCCACGCCGAACACGCCCGTGGTCGGGTCGGCGCCGACGACGATGACTTCGTTTTCGCGGCCCGCCACGGCCGAGAATTTGACGGGGGCGCCTTTCTTGAAGGCCTGCGCGGCGCCTTCGGGCGCATGCAAGATACGCGTATGGCCGCGATGCGGGCGCAGATAGTCGCCCGACGAGACGGTTAGAGTGGCCATGAGCCACACTCCTTGGCGAGATCGGTTCCACGTGGAACCGCCCGCGGAAAAAGGTGAAGTGTTGGGTCGGGCTCAGGATGCCGCGCGAAGGACTCCGACCGAGTCTCCGGCCGATCAAGCGTGGGTGACGCGGGGCTTGGGCCGCGAACATGCGGAGGCGCGGGCCATCGCTCGCGGTCCGCATGACGCCGGCGAGCGATCGATCAGTGTTCGGTCGATCTGAGGCGTGCCCACCGACGCACGCCCCGCTTGATGCGAGCGAGTCTACTCTCTCGGAGTCCGGTCAGCAAGACGGTTCACGGTCACGTCTCGGTAGCCAACGTGGGCGGAATCCGATCGCGCGCTCGAGACGAGCGCCCTGATGATCGAGGACCAGCGGCCGCGGTGCCGTATGGATCTGCATCGATGACTGGGCCGCGTGCGCCGCAGGCTCGAGTTCACTTCTCCTCTCGCGAGGGCGGCTCATCGTCACCTGCACCGGACTCCTTCGTGTGGTAGCGGGGGCCGGACTCGAACCGGCGATCTCCAGGTTATGAGCCTGGCGAGCTGGCCGCTGCTCTACCCCGCACCGTGCACTCAGATTTTCCGTACGTCGGCGGTTTCCTGAAACTCGGACATCTGGATACCGCGGCCGATCGCCTCGGCGCGCGAGTGGCCCGCCTCCGCGAGATCCTCGGCGAGGTCCTGCCGCAATTTCCCCGCGGACCGGCGCTTCGCGTCCGCATCGTGCGCCTTCTTCGCCTGAATCTGCTTGTAGAGATGCTCGGGCATCTTGACGAGCAGTTCGTGGCCCTTCTCGCCGCGCGTCACGTACCCTTCCGGCGAGAGGCCCCACCCGTTCCGGTGCGCCGGGGTCTTCAGGTCCCGCTCGTGGACCTGCTGATAGCCCTTCTGCGCGATGATTTCGTAGAAGCGATCGAGCGGGGCGCCGGGGCCGGTATAGATCCAGCGCGTGACCATCGGCACGGCCTGATCGACGAGCGCCGCGGCGGCGTCCAGCTCGCGCAACGTCGCGACATCGCCGTACTTCGCGCGCCGTTCGGCAATCTCGAAACTCGGCAAGGTCGGTGGCGTGGGGACCGGCGCGGCGCCGTCGTCCTCGAACGTCTCCGGCAGGGATTCGGCGCGGGGGGATCGGGGCATTAGTCATTCTCCAAGACGATATGTTGCTGGCCTTTGACGGCGGTCGTGAGCGGCGCGGTGGCCGCGCCCCAGGCTTCCGGCGTCATGCCGCGCGCTTTGGCCGCGCGCTGTTCAATCGGCGCCATGACGACGGGCTGCGGTGTGCGAGCGCCCGGCCGTTCCGTGAACACGGGCGCGGGGGCCTCAAGCCCGGGCGGTGTCCCGGGCGCGGCCACGGCGGGCGTGCCGCCGGTGGGCATGCCTTTCATACCGCGCGCCATGACGATGGCCGAGACGGCAATCTGCGGGTTGCTGAGCAGGCTCGGGTCGCTCTGCATGAAGCCATCGAGAATCTGCGCGAGTTCCGGGCCATCGGCGCCGATGGACTTGGCCGTCTGTTCAATCGCCTCGCGCGCCTGCTGCGCCTGGCTGCGCTGCATCGTCTGCTGCATGGGCGCCACATGCTGCGCGATGGCCGCATTCACGGCCTGCTGCACCTGCTGGGAGTTGCGCTGCCAGATGCGCCGCGCGGCGTCCACATCAGGGAGGCCCGAACCGTCGGCCTTGTAGAGCACGAGGTCGGTGGCCAGTTGCGTCAGATCCTCGACCGAAGGGCCGACCTCGGCCGGCGGGGGCGTGCGGGCGGGGACGCCGGCCGGGGGGGCCGGGCGCGGCGCCCCACTTTCCCGCTGCTGAATCTCGACCAGTAGATCGGGATGCTTCTGGAGCGCGAGGAGAATCGGCGACGCCTGGTCTCGGAACTGTTTCAACGTCTTGTTTTCGTGCCGTTCGCGGCCGAGTTCGGCGAGGATGCCGGCCTTGGCCGGGTCGACCGGGGCGGCGGCCGCCGGGGGCGTTTCTCCCTGGGGCGTCTCCCCCGCCGGCGGCGTCGCGGGGACGGCGGGCTCGGTCGGTAGCGCGAGGTCCGGCGGGAGCGGGGTGCTCGCGCCCTCGCCATCTTCGAGCGGAATCGTCTCGGCGGCGACGGCGGCGTCATCACTCATACGTCCTCTTTCCATTCCGCCAGGATGTCCGCGAAGGGCACGACCCAATATTCATGGTCATCGACGATCGTTTCCTGTCCGGCGGTCGGCGGCACGATTACGATCGCCCCCACCTCGACATCGGGCACGAGCCGGGTGCCGCAGTCGGGGCAATGCGCCTTGCCGAGGGCGACGACGCGACCCACGATCGGCACCTCACGGTCGGTCAGCGCAATGAGTGCGGATCGCGGCGTCGGCGCGATCGGATCAATCAAGGCGTTCGGACCGCGGGGCTCAAACACGGGCCCTCCGATGGGGACGGCCCGCCGCGCGTGCACGCACGGGCAGGCTCAAGGCGTGAATGCGATTGAGCGGCCACGTCATGACGGCTTCGATCGCGTCCTTCCCGGCGCTGAGACGGGCGGCGACGATGTACTGCTCGTTCTGGAGCGCCGCACAGATGCGCGTCAGCACTTCGGGCCGGCCCCAGTCTTCCGCCACATGCTCACAGAAAATCCGCCAGCCGGGCGAGTGCAACATCGCCTGCAGGTCGTCGCGTTCCCGGTCAGGCTGCCCCTCGGGCGGCGGCACGTAGCCGTTGGGCTGGGTGTCGGTCGCGATCATTGCGGCGTCGCCGGCCCAGGCACCGGCGCCCCGTGCGCCATTGCGGCTTGCAGCATCTGGAGCACCTGCGGCGGCACTTCAGGGCCGCGCACGGGTGGCGCTGGCCCAGGCGGCAGTCCGGGCAAGGCGCCCGGACCGGCCGGTGGCTGCGGCGAGGGCATCCCTGGCGGCATCCCGGGCATCCCAGGCATCCCCGGCGCGGTCATCGGCATCGGCGGTCCGCCGCTTGAGAACACGCTCTGCAGATCGCTCATCCCGTACAGATGAAACGCCTTCTGCAGAATCATCTCGCCGACTTTGGGGTTGGTCTGGATCTGCTGGAGCAGTTGCGGAAACACTTTCGCAATCGCCGGCAACGTCTGCGCGAAAAACAGATTGAAATCCTCGCGCATCCGGTACTTGTCGGCCGTCTCGACACTGCCCTTCGGCACGAACGAGAAGTGTCCGGTCAGATCCTCGTGCGTGAATTTGAACGGCCCCTCGGTCGGCATCGTGAGGCCAATCGTCTGCAAGCCACGGAGGACGCTCGAGGTCGGGGCCACGCCCGAGTCCTGCGCGAGCAAGGACCGCCGCCAGATTTCATTCCGCAACTGATACAGCTCGGCCATCGCCTCCTGCAGGTGATGGACGGGCTCGTCAATGCGGACAAACGACGCGTGCGCTTCCTGTTGGACTTGCGTCGCGGTGATTTGCGTGGGCGAGCCCGCGCCGATGACGCTCTGATCGTTCAGGCCGGAAATGCGCTCGGCCGCCTCTTCGCAATCGCGCTTCTGAAACACGGTCGACTGCGGGACATCGGCGACTTGCTGCTGCTGGATTTCGTCCATGCGCGCGACTTCGATGACCGCGTTCGGGCCCCACGGCTGATCGTCGGGATTCCAGTAGCCATCTTTCAAGCGTTTGATGGGCGCGTTGGTCGCGAGCGCGCCGCGGTCGGCAATCTGATTCCGCAAGGCCGCGTGTTCTTCGGCGACCCCGGCGATTTTGTCCCCGACAAACGAGTAGCCGTAGACCGAATCGGCGCGCGGAAACGGGGTGAGGGAAATGAACCGGACCTGGCGTAGCGAGTCATGTTCGAGCCGGAGACAGACGCCGAAGCGGACACTCACGGTCGCAATCAGCCACTCTTCGACGCCGTCATCATCGATGTCGTAGAAGAGATGCACTTCCCACAGTTCTTTTTCGGCCGTCGGCCCCTGTTGCGGGGCAATTGTGCGCCCCTGACGCGTGTCCTCTTCGCGCTGGTCACGGTCGCCATCGGTGCCAATCTGGTCGACGTTCCGGTAGAAGCCCGCGCGTTGACGCTGTTCGAGTTCCGGGAGCCGCAAAAACACGCGTTTGGCAAAGCCCCACACTTCGGACGTGTCCCGCGCGTGGCCTGGGAGAAACAGGAAGTCTTTCATCGACAAGACGCGGTACTGCGGCCCGTCACAGACGGCCGCCTGGTCGCTGTAGTGGACCGTGAGCGAGGGTTTCTCGCAGCCGGGCTCGTCGCAGACCTCGAGTTGGCCGTCGTCGCCGCGTTTCGGCGTCGGGCGCCCGTGTTCGTCGAGTTGGAGGGCGCCGAAGTCATCGGTGACCGCATGGACGCGCGTTTGCGCTTGGAATTTCCGCACGAGGCGGCGTTCGGAACACTCCAGGATGCCGTTGCCTTCAATCAGACTGGTATGAATCGCGCGGGAAAACCACGTGCGGAGTTTTTCGTCCTTCGCTTTCCACTCGTGGAACGCTTCGAGTTTCCCGCACCGCTCTTGCGACTCCCCGTACCCGTCCACCGTACAAATGGGCGACGGCCCGAAGACGACTTGCGTCAACCGGGCGCGCAGCGCATCCACCTTTTCGACCGGAAGCCACGAACTGAGGTTGGCCGCATCGGGCCAGGCGGCGCTGAGGTCTTGCGGGGTCTGCTCGTACAGCTCGTGCCAGTAGTCAATGCGGCCGTGGTCCTGCGTACTCTTCGCGCGGGCGTTATCCGCGGCCTGAATTTCGTTGATGAGCCATTGGACGAACGTCTGCTCGTCCTCGGGAGACAATTTGACGCGGTACGGGTCGGTTTTGGCCGCGCCGCGGGCCAGGGGCACACCGGCGAGGCCGGGGATCGGGGCAGCGTCAGCCATGCGGCAACTGGCCGCTAGTCTAGCATCGCTGAAGATTCAGGCGCGCAGAAGTTTTCGGAGTAACATGGCGCCCTCGGCTCAATCCTGAGCCGTCATCCCGTCCGAATCGAGGCCCCGATGTGTGCATGCGAGGAGTCACGTTCCCCCACCGTGCGGTCTGGGTCCGGCGTCACAGGAGTACCCCCGATGGCCTCACGATTAGCCGTAATCACGTTTCTTGATGGAGGACAGGTCGACAACAGCCTGCCCGGCGGTGGCCCGTATCCCATGCCGCCGATTTACCTACCGCCCCCGAGTGCCGGGCAGTTGCCGGTCTTTGGCGGGGGAGGGGGCACGCCGACCCATCCGATTCAGTTGCCGGGGGGCGGGCAGGCGGTGCAGTTGCCGGTGTTTCCGTACGACCCGACCGAGAAGCCGGACAACAGCCTGCCGCCGTACGCGGCGCAGCTCCCGATTGTGCCGGGGCGGAAGTACATCGTGAAGTGGCTGGCGTGCTTGGGGTTGATTCTGGTGCCCGACCACACGCTGCCGGGTTCTCCCGACCAGGGCTATCCGGACCACACGTTGCCGACCGAGCCGAGGCCGGAACCGAAGTAAGACGCGGAGGCGGACGTGACGCGCATGTCCTTGTGACGGGGGACGTGCGCGTCACGGGCGGTCGACCTGCCGTAGTTCCACGCTGTAGGCCGAGAGCGGCCGGTTTGGCTTGCCGTCCGGCCGCAGGGGCCGCACAGTGGAGGGTCGCTTCCAGTAGTCCAGCGCCTCGCCGACATCAGCGAACCGCCGCGCGTCGGCCTCGACCACACTGAACGTCACACGCCCGCGCCCGTCGCGCGCCTCCACGTCACACGCCACGACGAAGCCGCCAACGTCCCACGCATAGAGCAGGGTCGCCATTAGTCCGCGCCCAACTTTCGCAACCGCGTGAGTTGCCAGGCCAGCGGCGGGTCGTCGTCGCTCACGTCGAGAAAGCGACAATTCACGGCATCCGGCAGGCAGAGACAGCCGTCCTCCTGCTCCACAATCGCCGACAGCGTCGGCTCGTCCGCCAGCGCGACAAAGCCATGACAGATCCCTGCCTGCTCCCCCTCCAGCTTCGCCACTTTCTTCGAGATGCCCGATGTGTCGTCCCACGTATACCTCACTGGTCGCGGCTTCATGCGTCTGCCTGCATCTTCGGCAACCGGGTTAGTGGCCCGTGGATCGCTTCCCAATCGTCCCGCACCCGCATGATGGCCCCAGCCGCCATCCCGAGCGCGAGAATCCGCGTGGGCGCGACGCCCGCGTCCGTCTCGCGCTTCGCCTGGTCCAGAATCCCCAGGGCAATCGCGCGCAGCTCCTCATCGACCGTTCGCGTGTCGTCCATGCCGCCTTCTGTCATCGGTGTTCCTCACACTCATCGAACCCGTCGCGCGTCGTCACTTCGTCTCCTCTGGAGGGGCTTGAAACGACTCAGCGAATGTCGCGGTCGGACAGATCACCGCCGCCCATCCGCAGTAGTTCCACATGATGGCGGCTCTTCAGATAGCCGCAGCGCACACACACGGGTATCGGGCTCATGGCGTCTCCTCTGGCGTGGTCGGGAGCGGCATCCACCACAGCGCTTTCTCCAATGACGACCACTGCCCATAGAACCCCAGCATGAGGCGCGGCGTCAGCGATTCGGCGACGATGGGCACGCCTGACGTGTCGCCGTAGGCCTCCTCGGCCGTCTTGGGCACCACCCAAAACAGAGCCTCCCCATCCGTCGGCGCGGTGGCGATGGGCTGCCACGCCTGCGCATCCAATAGCGCATGGGCCTTGGTGAGCGCCGCCCTCAGCATGTCGAGTTCAAAGTCACGGGCCGGTGTCGTCATCGCCCCACCCGATGCCGCATCCCCTCACGTCGCCGCTCCCGTACATCCGCCGGGTCCCGGTCCTGCATCCGCCGCCGCTCCTCCCGCCGCTCCACTCGCGCGAGCGTCTCCTGCGTCACCAGTCCCGGCCCGTGCATCAACACCGCGTACTCGTTCGTGTTCTGAAAATGGTCGTAGTACCCGTCCTTCTTCGGCACCCGAAACGTCTGCCGCCCGCGCAACACGATATCCGACCACACGTACCCGCCCTCGTACCCATCGACGGTAAAGCTGGCATCTTCCGCCCCGTCTCCCGTCAACACCACACACCGCGGATTGACCCGAAACGCCGGTTCCCCATCGAGCGCGATGCGCCGCATGTACCCGCCCGTCGCCTGAATCGAGTCGTACCGCATCTCCGGCGTGTTCATCGACGCGATGGCCGTCGGTGTCACGCCATGCGAGGCCAACACTTCTCGCACCTTCGAGACTTTCGTGCCCTGATTGGTCACATCCAACCCCGCCGGGTCCCCCGTCGCATGGATGGTCAGCGGCCGCGGGCACCATTGCTGCCGATACTGCAAGGCCGCCGGCACGAAGTCTTCGAGGAACATCGCTTGCCCCATCACGGCCCCGAGCTGCACGTACGCCCCGACCGGCCAGAACTGCGACCACGACACGCACGGATGCCCATGCCCCCAGTCCCACGACTCAATCAGCGGCACCCGCAAGGACAGCTCCACGGGCCGCACGTGCCGCTGTCGGTCGAAGTACCCCGCATACACCGGCTCGCCTCGTCCCGCAAGGCCCCGTCGGCCTTCCAGCAACGTGCGTCGTTGTGACGACCCCAACGGGTACAAGGCTTCGAGCGAATCGACGTACGCCTGGCCGACGTTCGCGACGTTGTCGTACACGTTGGTCCGCAGGTACAGATGGTCGGGGTACGGATTGTCTTCCGGGAACGTCTTCGCTATCCAGTGGTCTGGGATCACGGGCTGCGGCGTCAACCAGAGTTGATGCGGATAGCCTGGCTGCGACAAGCGGCCGGCGAGTTCCAGGAACACATCGTGCGGCACCTCTTCGGCCTGGTCGATGCCAATCCATGCGAGGGTGAGCCCCCGGAACTTCCCGTACCGGTTACTGTCCTCACTCGCCCGCAGCCCGCGCAAGTACACCCGCGAGCCGGTCCCGATGACCTCGTCGTACTGCTCGTCCCCATGCCAGTACAGCTCGAGTCCCACCTTGGCGGCATAGTCGCGCCACGCCGGCCGCAACTGAGCTGACACCGCGTCATCCGTCCACCGTCCGAGGAAGCAGTGAATCCCGGGGTATCGGATGGCCAAGTCCGCCGGCTTGGCGACAAGGGGGGTTGTCTTGCCCGCGCGGATGCCGCCTTCCAAGTCGACAAACCGGTGCGTCGCTTGCAGCGCCGTCGATTGCAGCGGGTTCCAGTGCAGTTCCGCCCGCGGCATGGGGGCTACTCGTCTTCGAGCACGTCGATACCCGCGGATTCCGCGAGGGCGAGGAACACGGGCCAGGACCGCTCATCAACCACGAGGTCGCCGTTCTTCTGCCATATGGATGTGCCCACCTTCCTGCGTGTACCGCAGTCGAAAGACCCGTCCACCTGGCGTGTACGTCATGGGGTGTCGACAATCCGCCCGTTGAGCAGCTTCACCACGTGCGGTTCGGTCCCAGGCGCGTAGACGTTCACAATCGTCACGGGTTCACGACCGAGGGTACTCACCTGTTCCAGTCTCGGCGACGGGCGCCCGAACGCTCTGTCAAGCAACGAGTCGATGGCGCTGTTGGCCGCGCTGTAGTTCTCGCTCTGCTGCGTGATTTCCACCTGCCGGTCGAGCAACGCTCTCGCCTTCTCGGCCACGGCCTGGTTGAACTCGAGTCGCTTGTCCTCGATAAGCTGCTCCGCCCGTTCACGAATCAACGTCTTGCGATTCTTGGAGCCGCGAGGCCGACCGCCCAACTTCCCATTCGCGCGCGCAATGTCCGCACGGCGATTCACGGGCGTCGAGCACTGGTCGTACGTCGGCACGGCCTACTCCGCGTCGCCGCGTTCGTGGTCGATGACGTGACGGAACCAGGCCCGCAACGCGCGCACGACCTCAGCTTCCAAGTAAATCGTGTTCGTGGTCTCGCTGCCGTTCGACGTGGTCAAGACAACATGCGACGGGGTGCGTTTCACGTACACGCCATCGCCCACATACCGCGCAAATTCCGCAGAATCTGACGAAGCAACCGGAGAAACGAGGGGGTCGGAATGTTCAGTCATCACGAACCGCAGGATACCACCGGCGGGCTCCAATGTTTTCGCGTCGCGCTGGGTTTTTCTCCGGTTCCGAGACGGGCGACGTGTCGCCCTCCTGGCGTCGAGACCGGAGCGGGGGCGTGTCGTGGGCGGCACGCCGTCCCGACGTGAGCGCGTGGGGATGTGGATCTGAACAAGAGCGGGCCGAGCGTGTTGCGGCATCGAAGTATCACGTATGCACAATTTTTTCCACTCTCCTGGGGCATATGCAGCGAATGGATACACGGGACGCTTGACAATCATATACCAGTGGTTTATGATTTCGGCATGACGAATTCGACGACGGCGAACGCGGACCGGTGGCTCATGATGGCGCAAAGCGACCGGTGGATTGTGCGGGCGAACACGCCTGGCGGCCATCGGTGGGTGGTCGGGCAAGCGTGGACGGAATACGGGCTCTTTGGCTTGGTCGATAGCGTGCCGATGTCGGATGCCGTGCGGGTCGAACGGTGGGCAGGCCAGATTCGCTTGACCGAGGCCGACACATGGCCGGCACTCCCGGGCGCGGAACACGTACGTGGGCTCGAACTCGCGCTGCCACAGTTCGCGTTGCCGGCGCAGTCGTTCACCTTGACGGCGCCGGCGGAAACCCAGCCGCGTCAATCGTCCCTCTTCTAGCTTTTCAATCTTCGCCGGGCCCATGTCGGGCCCCGCCGGACGCGATGCCCGAGAGCACGTCGCACACCAGGACACCACACCATGACCATGACGTTCCATTTCCTCCCCAATGAGAAATCGCCAGTCGGCAAGCTGGCTGATGCGGAGCTGCGATTCACGGGCGGGCCGTTCGATGGCCTCAAGTTGGTCGGCTTCGCGATTTGGGAACGACGGAGCGGCGGACGGAACGTGACGTTTCCGGCCCGGCAGTACTCCATCAATGGCGAGCGGCGGTCGTTCGCGCTGCTCCGGCCGTGTGAAGACCAGGCCGCGCAAGACCGGCTGCGCGAGGCCATCTTGGCCGCGTTCGCGGAATACGAAGCGGCCCAGGCGCAAGCGGCCTAGCGGGTTCCTGCCTTGCGTCGGTCCTCGAGCTGGTGCGGGCTCCAGGACCGCGCGGAGGGCATGAGCACTCCCAAGACACAAGGGGACAGCACAGATATGACGACGACGATCAAGACCGGGAAGGATTTGGGGCTGGAGGGGTTCTGGGGCGAGGCGGAGGTGATCTCGGCCTACACACGCGCGCAGGCGGGCGAGCGCGGACAAAGGGTTCTTGGGCGGGTTCCGCGTGCCGGTGGTGTTCACGCGGGCGCTGTGGGCAGCCGTACAGGTCGAGGGCACGTCACGCAGTGGCAACACCCGCGGACGGGCGCATGACGTGCTCTGGATGGCGTCCCTGGCGCTGCGTGGGGCGTTCCCGCGGGGTGAGAACCGGGCGCCGGTCTCGGTCAAGGTGGGGCGCGCGCGCGTGCGACTGCTGGCAGTGGCCGATGGGGACGGCGTGACGATCGGGTTTCCGGAGGACTTCTAACCATGACCACACACATCACAACAGAGAAAGCCGCGATGATCAGCGCGCGAATTCTGGCACTGCATGCGCAGGGGGGGGTAGTGTCTCAATCTGCAAAGGCGCTTGCTCAATTCTTCGGCGTCGATTCAGAAAGTTTGCGCAAACAGGCAAACTGAATTTCAAACTGAGACACTGCCCGCAGGGGCTGACCGTGGAAGCGTCGATGGACAAGGTATTAGGAAAGGGCGCGTACGGGGCGCTCGTGTATGACGTGTGGATGACGCTTCGCGCGAAGGGATCGCGGGCCGGTATAGGATAGTGGTCTATGAAGGTGACGGTCTGTCAGTGCCACCGGTGCGGGCATCAGTGGGTCCGGCGGCCGTTGACCGCGCCCATGCCGAAATGCTGCGCGAAGTGTAAGTCGCCATACTGGCGCACGGCGCCGACGGTCCCGCAACGGCGCCCGAAGAAGTACCGGCCCGTCGCCGACGAGACGACCTAACAGGAGGCCCACGGTTATGCTGATTGATGAACTTGAAGCCGCGGCGTTGCAACTGGATCTCTCAGGCCGGGCGCGCCTGGCGCACCGGCTGATCGAAAGTCTGGATGAACTGTCGCCCGAGGAACACCTGCGCCTCTGGGCCGAGGAAGCCGAACGGCGCGCGGATGAAATGGACGCCGGCACGGCCGAGGGCATTCCTGCCGAAGACGTGTTCCGAGAGATGGAGGCGTTGCTGCGTGATCGTCACGTTTGATCGACGCGCCACCCGCGAAACCACCGACGCGGTCCTGTACTACAACGCGGAACAGACTGATCTCTCTCGTGAGTTTTTAGCGGACGTGCGACGCACGGTGGACGCGATCGTGGAGTATCCACGCGCCGGTCCCATCGTGCGGGGCACCATTCGCCGGCGACTCTGCGCGCACTTCCCCTATGCGCTCCTGTACCGAGCCCACGCCGATCGGATTCGGATCGTCGCCGTCATGCACGCCAAACGCCGCCCCGACTACTGGTCGGGCCGACGCTAGATTTACCGGGCTGCCAGCCACAGCAAGACCAGCGTCACCACGATCAACAGCACGAGCCCGCGTTGCTCGGGCCCACGGATGGCCACGTCAAATCAGCGCGAACGTGCGGAGGAGCCACAGCACGATCACGAGGACGACCACGATCGTGAGCAGCGTTTTGAGCGGCGCGGCCATTGGCACGTAGGTTTGAATCAGCCACAAACAGACACCGAGAATCACGATCACGACCAGCAGCCGGACGACATCCGGTGTCATGAGCGGTTGCACCGCGAGCAGCAGCGACGGCAGCAGGGCGAGCGTCATCGAACCTCCAATCTGGGCGGACGGGTTACTGTCGCCATTGCCCACTGACGGCCAGCGGGGCGAGCGTGAAGTCTTGAGTGGTGGCTTCTCTGAAGACGGTATTGTCGACGACGATCTGCACGCTCAAGAAGGGATAGAGGATGCCGAAGCCATAACTGATCGGCGTCGCCTCGAGCGAGAGGAACATGCTGTCCCCCGTCGTCGAGAGGCTGTTGAAGTACGGGAGCGAGGTCACCACTTGCCCCAAGCCATCGAGCGGCGTCGAATACCGCACGCGCGCACTGGTCGTATTCCCCAGCACGCGGAACACGATCGTGTGATGCACGACCGTGGGCGTCGTCGTCGCGTTCGTGGTGGCCGATGGATTGGTGGGCAGGTTGATCACCGTATCGCCGCACGCGATCGTGACGACAGCGAGAAGGACGACCACGCAGGATCGGATCAGGCTCATGAGGCAGTCTCCAGGGAACGCGCGTGAACGAGCGGCGCCGGCGGCGCGGGGGCCATCGGCGGGGGCGTGCGGCAATACGGGCACCAGCAGCGGGCCGCGATCGCGGCCGGCGTAATCCCGGGCGCCCACCACACCCCCGCCACGAGGGCCGGCGCTTGCCACACGGCCCCGCAAGTGGGACAGGAGAGATCGATCCGCGCCTCGCCGTCGATCCACGTCATCGGACCTCCCGAATCTCAAACGGATACAACGCCTCGATGAGTTTTTTCTTCAGGATGTACACGGGCGTCCGCATCCCCTTCACGTCTTCGACGAACACCTCGCCGGTCGTCGCGTTCACGTATTGAAAATCCGCCCGGTACGCGCTCACCTGCCGGCCGTCGAGGACGATCGGAAAGACCGGTTGCAACTGCAGGTCGCGAATGTGGCCGGCCCGCGCGAGCTGGCAGAGTTCGCCGTACCGATGCGCTTCCCGCTTCGACGCGAAGCGATGCCCGTCGACGATGGTCGGCACCGCGGCGTACTTCGCCCGGCGGCCCCGGCGCCCGCCACGGGCGATCTGCGCGCGGGCCTCGGCGACATCAGCCGGGTCACGGCTGATCGTCATGCGGCACGCTCCGACGTGGCGCGCTTCGCCCATGCCCGCTTGCGGTACGCCGCGCGCTGGCCCATCTGGTACGCCAGCAGCACGGCCGTCTCCCGGTCCGCACACTTCGCCGTCGTCGTCAGGACGCGCCGTTCCCAATTCCGGGCGCGTGTCGTGCCGCCTTTCGATCCGATCGCGCGCAGCGTGGCCGTTGAGCACGTCGCGAAGAATTCCGACCGTCGTCTCCTCATGCGACGGCCCGTCCCTTCCGCGCCTTCTTGCCAGTGGGGACGGGCGGTTGCACGAGACACGCCGGCGCCGCGGGTAAGTCGTCCATCACGAGCGCCTCGCCCTTCTCGAACTTGATGCGCTCGCACTCGCTGACCCACGCCTCAACCGCGGTCCACCCGTCGGGGGGCACCGCGGCTATGTGCTCTGGCGTCAGCATCAGCCCTTGATTGGCGACGCGTGCCGCCAGGGCCTCAATGTCCGCCGGGGACACGTCCGCCGGCGCGAGAAAGGCGGGTACCCCGGGCAGCTCCGGTAACTGCGGCGCATCGTTCGCCACAGCTTGCTTGTGCGCGTCGAGCGCATCGAGATACGTCGCCAGCTCGTGCCGTTGGGCCTCGCTGTAGCCGGCCACAATCAGCGCGTTGACCGACGTGATCTCATGCTCGAGCATCCGCGTGATCAACTTCTGGACGACGGGATCGGCCTGCGCCGCCGCGATCTGGTCGGTCATCGAGTCGAACAATGGGAACTTCGCGACGCCGTTCACTTCGTCGAGCATGTCGGACACCGCCGATGACAAATTCATCGTCGCGGCATTGAACGCCTCTTGCGCGTCTTTCTTCTCGCGGCTCGCGCGGCCGAGCGTGACCGTCGTCTCGGCGACGCGTCGGCGCAAGTGTTCAATGCGCTCGAAGGTGGTGCGGCGGATGTGCACGTCAGGCTGGGACGTCATGCTGGCTCCTTAGCCCGTCCCATGTCGGCGTCACGCATCAGCCGTTGTATTTGCGCGCATGTGCCAATTGCCAGACAGGCCCAGAGACCATCCTCGAGCAGGTCATTCGGCGAGAACTCATCCGTCTTGACCATCAACTGGATCGTCGTGACTCCGGTTTTCGCTCGTCGGGCCCGAGTGATGGCCGGACGAAAGATGGCGACCTTCGGCACGCCCCCATCGCTCGCATCGCAAATACGCGACAGCAATTCCTTGGTGGTAATTTTCAGTTCAGCGGCCATCAGTCCAGGCCCTTTCTCTGATTCCGGCGTCATGCGCCGACCTCTGGCACAAACAATTCGCCTTGGTCGCCATCTGGCACCAGCATCCGCGCGTGCCGTTCCGGCAGCGACAACGCGAACACGTCCGGGTGGATGTCGAGATCGAGAAACCGCGCATACCACCAGAGCGCGCCCTTGACCGTGTCCTCGTCCGACCGGAAGCCGCCCACGCGGCGCATGTCGGCCAAGACGGCGGCCTCCTCCTCGAGCAGGGGCAGCGTCACGACACGGCCTCCTCAAACATCAGTCCGCGCTGTGCGATGCGCTCGGCCGCCAAGCCTTGATAGTTTAGGTCCGTCCCAACACTCCGGCGACTCAATCGCTCCGCGACGGCCAGCACCGTCCCACTCCCGCAGAACGGATCGAGCACTAACCCACCGATAGGAGCGCCGGCAAGAATGCACGGTTCTACTAACGCTTCAGGCATCGTGGCGAAGTGGGCGCCCATATACGGCTGCGTCGGCACGGTCCACACGTCGCGCTTGTTTCGGGTGGTGCCTTCCCAGGGGATACTGGCACCGAGGTGCGAGCTAGGCCGCCCACGTTCATTCCCCAACACACGCGTCGTGTTGCCACTGCGTCGTGTCCCGGTGTGCGGCGTCTGCCCTGGTGCAACATAGCTAGAACCGGTGATGTCATGGAGGTTCAGTCCAGCACACGGTTCGCTGATAGCCTTCGCGTCGTAGTAATACTTCGCCGACTTCGTGAGTAGGAACAGGTGCTCGTGAGACTTGGTCGGCCGGTCCGTCACCGATTCCGGCATCGGGTTCGGCTTTGCCCAGATGATGTCCGAGCGCAAGTACCACCCATCAGTCCGCAGCGCCAGCGCGACGATTGCCGGAATCATCAACAAGTCTTTCGACTTCGTGCCTTCTATGCCACGCCAGCGACGGCGGACGCCCGCTGAAGGCTGTTCGCCTCCGAGGCGCTTGTGCTTGCCGACGCTTGAGGAGCCACCGCCCCACTTGTCGCTGTTGTTGTGGGAGTCCCCGAGATTGACCCAGCACGTACCGTCGTCAGTGAGCACTCGCCGCACTTCTCGGAAGACGGCGACCAGTGCCGCAACGTACGCATCCGGAGAGGCCTCCACGCCAATCTGCCGATCGATCCGGCGAGCGCCACACCGACACACCTCGCGTACCGGGATAGTTGTGGCTCGCTTCGCTGGTTGCGTCCCTCTGGTGTCGGAAAATCGGCCCTTGCTCACGCCTTGCCCGTGCGTATCCCGCTGTGGCTTCAAGCGGCCCGTGTGCGCGCAGTCTGGGTCGCCACCGTCCCATGTCGCGGTTCCGTAATCGCGGAGTCCGAAGTACGGCGGCGACGTGACGCAGCAGTTCACGACGCCATCAGCGATCGGGAGCGAGCGAGCATCAGCGCGAATCAGGCTCATACCGTGTCCCGGCGTGCGTCCGGTTCCCAAAAATCCATGTGATAGCTCTCCCGGGACTTGCGCCCCTCCCGCTGAATCCACACGAGCGTCGATCGGTCGCCGAAACCGACCACGACGCCGTGCTCGACGTGACGGGAGATTTTTCGCTGGATCGCCTCCGCGGTCAGCGTCACAGGTTGGCCAATGTGAAACTTCTCCCGGGCTGTCATGCAGCGGCCCGCCGATCGCGATCGCGTCGCTGTTTCGCGGCCCATTCCTCCGGCGTGTACCCACGGGCGTTGTAGACGCCGAAAAATACGTCGCGCTGGAATTGCGCGTCGAGTGCATCGGCGATGGCGGCACACGCGCGGCAGGCCACATGCCAGCCGTGCAGGCACGGGCGCTTCACCGGCATCATTCCCGGTCCCCCGCCGCGGCCTTGCCGAAGTCAAACAACTTCCCCGCCGACTCCTGCATCGAGGCCCACGACTGCGGCGTCCGGACCAGCCGATGCCGGATGACCGGGGCCGCCGCCTGGTGCAGCGCCTCGCGCTCGCGCACGTCGACCCAGGCCGCCTGCGCCCGCGCGATGGCCTCGTCCGTCAACGGCGCGAAGAGCGCGCCGCACGATTGACAACGCAGCTTCGGCGGAGTCCCGACCTTCACGCCGGCGAGGCGGATTTCGAGCAGCAGATCCCCGGCCGCGATGGTTCCACCGCAGGGCCCGCCACACCGGTCGGCGCCACGCGCGATCGTCCAGGTGGCCGCCATTACGAGGCCCGCCGCTGCCGTTGCGCGATGGCTGAATCCATCGCCGCGGTGATCTCGCGGCCGGTGCGATGCGGAAGGCCGTAGCGAGCGGCGGCGTCTTTCAGGCGTTCGCAGAGCTCGCTGATAGGGGGCCATTCGGCGTCGGGGTTGAGGGCATCGAGCACCAGATGCGCCAGTTTCACGAGCACGCGGTGCGCGTCAGCGCACTGCTCTTGATCTAACTGCTCGTTCTGTACCTGTGTACTGTGATCTGTTCTCTGTTTACTGTTATCTGGCTTCCAAGGGGCTTGGAAGGGGCTTCCAAGGGGCTTGGAAGGACCTTTGGGTGGGCTTCCAAGGGGCTTCCAAGGGCCTTGATAGGTCCTTGCCTTCGGAAGATGCAAATCTGCTCGGTATCTCTTGAAAAACGGACCGAGAAACGGATTGGCCGGCAGCTTGGCGTAGAGATGGATTGCGCCCTTGGTGCGATTGTCGTCCGGTTTGATGGGGCCGTTGTGGAGCCCGAGACGATATTTGGCCATCTCGCGGACCCATACGTGCTCGGTGGTCAGGTCGTAGTCCGCAAACTGGGCTTCCCCGCACGCCATGATGGCGCGTTCCAGCGCCTTCGCGGACAAGGTACGGATGCGCTCCCGAATCATGGGCAGGCGGGCACGGTAGAGCCCGAGCATGTTCGCGTCCTGATTGGCCATGAAATAGAGCGCGACGAGTTGCGCCTGGCTGCCTCCGGCTTTTGCGATGGCCTCGCCGGTCTCGCCGTCCCAGAAGCCCGGTAAGAGAATGCCGTAATAACTCACTACTGGTTCACCTGCCGTAATCGTCCTGATTGCTGCCCCGTGGCGTATCGTCATCAGCGGCCTTTTCGTAGCGCCAATTCCGCACACATCCCGCCACGTACCGGAGGTTCTTCGTCAAGCCACGACCCAGCGCGATTTCCATGAATTCGCGGATCTTTTCCCGTGGGCAGTGTTGCAAGGCGCTCTTGAGCCAGCGGTAGTCGATCCGGTTGATCGTCTCCAGGTCTTCGCCCGTGTAGCCCTGCTCTTCCTTCCAAAAGCGCACGAGCGCCCACGCCTCTTGCTCTCGGCGCCAGTTCTCTTCTTGGAGGACCTGGTTGTATTCCTTGAGTTGGCGTTCCCGTTCGAGGATGAGCACAGCGCGGTCGTGCGGATCTTCGCCTGTGAGGACTTCGTCCAACGGCACGCCACCCTTGCCGCGGTTGCACTCCCAGCACGCGGTAAACAGATTGATCGCGTCGTCCGATCCCCCGTGACAGACGGGGTGGATATGGTCCACCTCGAGCACCACTTCCGGGGACCGTCTGCCACAGTAGCCACACGTGAAATCGTCACGCTTGAACACCTCAAACCGCGTTCGCACGCCAATCGCCATGCCCTACCTCCCAGTAGGTTCCCTGTTGCGTTACATCGACGGCCAGGCGCTGGGAAGGCGCTCTTCGGGCTGCAGACCCTAGGCCGTCAATCTCATCGTTTGCTCTACGACGCCCTCCGGTGCTCGGTCGGTCGTTCGCCCGTGCCGGCTTCGCGCCAGCGCCACCGCAGTTCGCGCAAGCCGACATCGGCCGTGTCGGCGAGGCCCTTCTTCCGCAGTCCACTGAGCGCGCGTCGGGTCTCGATGAGAATCCAGAACCCTTCGCGCCCGACCCAGTCCTTGCCGGCGAGTTGAATCCAGCGCGCGAGATGCGAACTCGTGGCACTGCGTTGATGGCGATTCCACAAGCCCCGCAGCGCGCGGCCGACGATGGCCTCGCGTCCGCGAATCCGGCCGTGCAGTTCGGCTTCGTAGAACGCCGCGCGACTCGTGCGGCGGGAGACTTTCCACGGCCGTTGTTCGCGCTGGACGACATCGAGCAAGGAGGGTTGGATCATGAGGTCGCCACCGGTTGACTGGCCAGTTCCAAGAGGACATCGGCGTGGCAAGGCTGATCGAGCGGACACCAGCAAACGAGATCCCTCCCGCGCAGCTCTCGTTGGATCTCATCTACCGTGACGCGCACGAAGGACCCGGCCCCCGCGAACGTGGTCAACTCGCTGCGATATTTCCCCACCAGCTCAACGCGATCCGCGCAGACCATGCAGTCATCCGGTCCTGGATTTCCAAGACGGAACGGATTCCCCCACTTTGTCGGCCGCCCGACATACACCGCGTTCGCGGGCATCTTCCAGCCCTTGCGGCGCGACCGCTGAATCCGTGTCGGCGTCATTGGGGAACCTCGCGAGGAAACTCCGTCGCCTTCGCGCGACCCTTGCGCGCGACCGTCGCTTGGGCTCGCAACGACGCCTCGCGACAGGCGGCGGCTTCGGCCTCCTGCTGCTCCCAGCGGGTCCGTGCCTTGCTCTCGTCGTGGCCGCGAAACTTGACGGCGATGCCCGTGGGCGCCCACGCCGAATCGGGCGCATCATCGACGCCGAGCAGGGACAAGATCCAGCGCAACATCAGACGGCGCTCCGGTCCTCGATCGCGTCGCCCACGAGGTCGCCGTCGCCCTCAAGCCACGCCTCGCACGACGCGCACAGGGTCATCGCCCGCACGTGGAACCACTCGCAGACGACGAGCGGGTCCCCGTCGTAGTTGGTAAACTCCGCGCCCTCGCACGCGAACTCCTGGCCGCACCGATCGCACCGATGGCTATGGGCTGTCGTCTTCATGCCGTCACCTCCTGCGTCTGTCCGCGTTTGCGCCAGTAGGCCGGATCGGGGTCCTGGGTGGTGACGCCGAGCCATTCCTGCAGCCAGAGGCGGCACTCTTCGACGAAGTCGTAGAAGGGCTGGCCCGTCAATGACGACGTGCGCCGCGTGTCGACCGTGACCTTGATGCGTTGTTTCGTCATCGTGTTGAAAAACTCCAGCCGCTTGGCTTCACTCGGCAAGAACTGCTCGCACCAGAACGCATGGATCGTGTCCGCGTCCTGCCCCGTCGCCTCCACCGCCGCGTCCACCACGACCCCCCAGTAGTAAGCGTTTGCCCGCAGGCTGCGCGCGCGCGTCTTGGGCTGCACCGTGACCACGACTTCTTGGCCCGAGAAGTGCGCGGCCATGTACGCACGAAACGCCGCGCGATCGTCGACCTGAAAATGGCCGGCGTCATCGCAGAACCCGAGAAAGCTAGAAGCCGTCCTCGTCGTCGAGCCGGGCGTCATCCGCGTCATCCACCCGCGATCGTCGTGGGCCGTCCTCGCGCGCATCGCGCCGGCGCAGGCTCGCGCTGTCCTCGCGCGGCTGCGACTTCAACACGCGCCACGTCGGGCCCTTCTCGGTCGGCTTCGCTTTGAAGCAGACGACCGCGCCGATACCGTCGATCGTGCCGCTCAAGTACTCGCCCTTCGTGCCCGTCTTGAGCCACAGCGCGCCCAGCTCATTCGGATCTTTCTCGTACGCCATTAGGCGGCCCTCCGGCCTTTCATCGTCTTCAGGGCGGTCACTTCGTCGTCGACCTGACGGAGAAAGAGCGCCACCGCCTGGCCGTACGTCTCGAGTTGCTCGGGCGTGCGTGTCACGCGCACGATGAGCAGTTGCAGGAGCTCGGGCAGGCGCGGATCGAACGACACGAAATCGATCCACGCGCGGCCGGTGAGCCAGAGTTCATGGGTGTTCTGCGCGACATATTCGCTGGGCTCCGTGTCCGCGCGGAGATAGCCCACGTGAGTCGAGGTCTTCGGACACTTGATCGACAGGAGGCCGTCGGCGCCGACGAAGCCATCGGGCGAGGTGCCGGCGAGCAGTGTGTCGTGCTCGCAGAACCCGATGGCCTCGACCATTTGCCCGGTCACCGCCTCATATGCGGCGACCGCGGCGGCCTCGTGGTCAATGCCCCACTGCATCGCGCCATTGGCAAACGTGTCCTCTTGCGGTTCGCCGGTCAGCCGTTCGGCGGCCAGTTGATAGCGCAGGTCCCGCCGGCCGACGGCTTCCTCTTTGCCGCGTCCGGCCGCCAGGATGTGCTTCGCCCGGCTGCCCGTGAGTTTGCCCGCGCGCAACTGGCGCCATTCCGGCGAGCGTTGATCGACGACGTGGATTTTCATGCCGCCACCGTCGAACGTTTGAGGGCTTCCCACGCTGCGTTGTTGGTCTCGATCAGGTACTTGCGGAAGACCTGGGGACTGGCGAGCCACGTCTCGCGGAGGACCTCGCGGCCCTCGTGCGCGACCTGCTGTAGGTCTTGCCACCATTCGTCGAATCCATTGGGTACGGCGGGCTCGACGACCACGCGCGGCGCGCTCGCGACTGGTGTCGTGTCGGCCTGCTCCATTTCATCGCTGGTGTAGAGGCCGGAGAGTTCTTGCGGGAACCCCTTCCGAAAGCCCAGGGCCTCGGCGCACTTGGCGATCATCGTGTCGCCCATCTTTCCCCACAGACTCAGTTGCCCGTTGGCGTAGGTGAGCGGTTGGGCATAGGCGTCAAACCGCGCCACGCCCCAGCACGGCTCCTGAAAGTGTTCCCGCAAGACCCCGACCTTGGCCGCGGCCGGCGGCCGCTTGTCGAGCCATACGTCTTTCCAGACGCCATCCTCGCCGCACCAGAACGGGCCGACCTGCCCGCGATATTCGCCAGTCCGCTGGGCGATCAAACGAAAGCCGTCGATCGCGGTCTGGATAGTCATCTTGCCCTGCCGCTTGATCGCGTAGATTTGGCGGGTCATCGGGTCCAGGCCCGTGCGCTTGCATTGATGCAGAAAGAGCGCGAGTTCGTCATCGGTCGCATCTTTCGCGATCGTGCGCTTGATCAGTTCGACTTGGTCCGACGTGAACGTGACCGGCGTCATGGCCGTCACGGGGACGGTGGGCGGGACCAGCGTCATGCTGTTGCCGTTCATGCGACACCTCCAGACGTGTGCGTGGCGAACGCCGCCCGGGCAACCTGGGCCCGCGCCGTGCGGGTCTCTGGCCCGCAGAGCGCCGCCTGATAGCTGTGCAAGACTTCGGTCACGACCGACGGCCCGAGCCCGCCCGTGATGCGCTCGATGAAGCGCTCCAGCAACCGGCGTTCCTGCGTCGCCACCGCCGTCCCCCAGGGGGCCTGCGTCACGGCCTCGGCCTCGAGCCAGCGCGTCAGATACGCCCGCGCGGCCACATCCGCATCCTGACGCCGCGGCAGCGATTCGTGCATGACGACGGCCCGGGCCGCGTCGTGCAAGTCCTGCCGCCACGCCTGCGGCAGATGCTCAAACGGAATCACCGACGCCACGCCGAGCGTGTGGCACTCGCGCGCCTGATACAGCAGCTTGGCGATGACGAGGATGAGCGCTTCAAGGGTCGCGTCGCGCTCAGCCAGCGTCATCCGTTGCGGCGGGTCGGTCACGACGCGATTGACGGGGGGCGGCACGCGGACCGCATCCACCACCTCGCCGCCCCGGAGCGTGAAGCCAATCGTCTGGGCACCGCGGGCGAGTTCTTCTTGCACGTGGATGATCTGCCCGTCGGGGAGGCGGTAGGCCGTCTTGACGGGCGTGTCGTCGGTCATGGATACTCTCTCTGTCATTGCCAGGGCACTCCTGAAAAAGGGCTCGGCGGTTCCAGCCGCCGGGCCCGTGGTGGTTACGCGCACTCCAAAATCAACCGCACGAGTTCACTCACCCGCGCCGCTTTCACATCGCGCCTGGCCTGGTCCGTCAGCCCGCGCAACACCGTGATCTGCTCGAGCAAGACGATGAGAAAGTCATCGTCCTGATCGAGGAGCCACTCCATTGCTAAATGCCGCGTCCCGTGCGGCGCGAGCGCCTCGGACAGCATCGATTCGGTAATCGCGGCGTTTTGCGCCATCGCTTTCTGCGTGAGCCCGACCCGCGCCATGACATCGCGCACGAGCGTGCTCACGGCGACGCGATCGGACTTCGTAAGACTTCGCGGCCCGTGTGAACCGCTGCGAACTGCCTGCGAATCCCGGCGAAGACCATTCGCTTCCGTTCGCGCCCGCCCGACGACCAGACTGTGTTGCATGACGCTCCTAGTGCACCGAGCCACACCGATGACCGGCGTAGCTCGCGAACGAAAATTGCCGGTGGCACCGCGGACATTCCACCGCACCGACCTCGAAACCATCGCGCGCCTCACGGCGGCGCTGGCGCGCACGCAACTCGCGGCGCACGAGCTCCGCCAGGCGCGCCAGGAATTGCGTGAGTGTCTTCATGAGGCGACCCGGGCCGCCGGGACGACCAGCGCGTGAATGTCATCGACGTGAAATCGGAGCCGTCCCCCAAGCCGCGACACGGGAATCGGATGCCTGTCCAGATACTTGCGGAGGGCCTTCGTATTGGGTCGGCCTTCCGCATCGACGAACCGCAGATAGGTCGCCGCTTCACTCGCCGTCAACCAGGGCGAAGTCATACGTGGGCCTCGATTTCAATGAAGTCGCGGGCGGGAATGCCCGTGATGCGTTCCAGTTCGAGCACCTCGCGCGCGCTCGGCGTGGCGCGGCCCGAGAGAATCACCGACAACCGATTCGCGCGAATCCCGACCTGGGCGGCGAGTTCGGTCTGGGTGATGCCCTCCGCGGCCAGGTAGACCCGCACGCGACGTTTGAGCGGAAGGCGACGCAGAGTGTTCAGCACACGCGAATAGTAGCGACTAGAGAAATAGCTGTCAATACTAAACTTCTCGTTTGAGGAATTATTTTCGTGATAGGAAGTATTGGCACGCCTTGATGGATAAAAAGAAAAACGCGGTCCGGCCGCTCATCCAGCGGCTTGAGGCCCTGAAATTGCGGCGGGGGGGATTAGCCGCCTTGGCGCGGGCGGTGCGGGTCAAGCCGAACGTCGTCACGAACTGGGCCAACGGCACCAACATTCCGAGCTGGGAGTACATCGACGCGATTGCGAAATTCCTTGGTTTGAGCGTGCCCGAGGTGTTCACGCCGTTGGAGGACGGCGCGAAGAAATCCGTGGTGAACACCGCGGTGCCGTCAGAGGTCAGTACCTGGCGACGTGAGGAAGTGCCTGATGGTGCAACTACGGCTAGCCTTCTCCAAGCGCGACCCGGGGCCTTGCGGCTCCTTACCAGCACGACCCGCCATGCCCTCGCACTTGGTGCGACGGACGAACAGCTCCAGACCGCCTTCGGTCGGGCCTTCCCAGAATGGGGAGAATGGCGCGCGACTGGACACCCTGAGCCGTCTCTTTTGGATATTTTCCATGCGCGCGAAAAAAAAAGGGGATGAAGGTGTGGCGATTTTTTACCCCCCCCCCCCCCCTACTCCCCCCCAGCACCATGAGAGCGTGGATGCGAAGGCCACGATCGTCTCTCCGTGGCTGACGATCGCGCAAGCGGCGGCCTACGCCCAAGTCGGGGTCAAGGGCCTGTATCTCGAAGTGCAACTGCACCGGCTCGGGGCGGCCCGGGTGGGAGATCGCCGCGCTGATCTCCGCTTCCGTCGCGAGTGGATCGATGCGTGGCTCGAGGCGTCGACCAACACGGAGGGACCGCCGCGATGAGCCGTGTCCCGACGGAACGCTTCATCGTCGCCGAGATTTCCAAGAACTGGATTGCCAATGAGCAGTACGGCCCGTTCGTCATCGCGGAACTCTTCGAGCAGGCCATCAACGTCAACGACGCCCGTGGCTACCGGCTCCTGCAATTTCAACTGCACCGGCTGATGACCTCGCCAGACGAACTGAACGAAACGATCATCGCCGTGTTCGAGCGGCACGTGTCGTGAACATGGATGAGAAAGCCCGCGCCACCAAAACTGAACTCGGCGCAGGGATTCGTCGCGAGGCGACAAGTTGGCAAGTCTTTGCCTGCGTCAAAGGCCGCTTCGTCTCGAAGCGGTACCCGCTCGATACGCCGCTCGCGAAGCTGCCGCAGTACCGTGCGGCGTTGATTGCCAAGGCGAAGGCCGCCCCCGTCGCCCAACGGCCGGCGGCCGGGGCCACGCTCGCCGAGGATGCCGCCGCGTATCTCGATCTCATTCGAGCGATGGCGAGCTTTCAGGATCAGGCGTACCACATTGGTCAATGGGCGGAACGGCTCGGCCATCGCACGCGAAAGAGTCTCACGTCGCGCGATCTCCGCGAGCAACTCGAGCATTGGCGTCGACAGGGACGCGCCGATGGCGCGGGCGGCTTGGCGAATAGTTCACTGAATCGACGCCGGACGGCATTAATGGCGCTGTACACGATGCTGGACGGCAAGTCCGCGGTGAATATCGTCAAGGACGTGCCGACCTACGACGAGCGCGATAACGTGCAGATCCGCGCGCAGCCGATTGAGGTCATGGCGTGGATTATTCGGCATACGGTCCCGCGGTCTAAAACACGGGCGCGTCTGCGCGTCTTGCAATGGACAGGCTGGCCCGCGCAGCTCGTCATGGAAATCACGTATGAGGATGTCGATTGGCGTCACGGCACCGTGCGCGCCCATCGGCGCAAAAAGGGCAAGGGGATGCCCGAGAAAATGGTCCCGGTCGTACCGCGGGCCTTGATTGCGCTCCGGCAATTCTTCAGGCTCGGGGCCGAAGGTCGCTTCTCGACCAGTTCGATGCACAAGTCCTTTGCCGCGGCGCTCGCGCAAGAACAAGCGCGACGGGTCCGACGGGGCCTCCCGGCCTTGCCCCATGTCCATCCGTACACCCTGCGACATACCTTCGGGACCTGGGCGGCGAAATTGATGAAGGATGATCGGACGTTGCGGGAGATGCTGCGGACGAACTCTATCGATCGGTACACCGAAGGAACGATGGACGCACGGATGACCGCGGCGCGGGACCTCTTGGCCCAGGCGCTCAAGCCCAAATTGTTCGATCCGCAGCTTCCCTCGCCTCACGCGCGGCTCACGTGGATACCCGACGAGCGGCAGGCCAGATTGGTCAAGAAACCACGATGAGACCACGTTGCCATGGCAACGTTCCACGGGCTGGCGCGGGGCGATTTGGGGCCGTTTGGCAACGTGGCTGGCAATGATTTCCGCCTCGTTCGGCCTGCAAGATGTTCTGTAAGTGATTGATTCTAAAGGTATGGGCCGCGGTGGGATTGAACCACCGACCCTCTGGTTAAAAGCCCGATTGGTATTGCAAATTTCCTAGCATTTTTGAACTTTTTTGCCTTGGCAACTGTTGGGCAACTGGGACGATTTTCGGACCGTACGGCTGGCACTTTCGCCCCTCGCGCGGCGCTCAAATCAGGGCAAACGCGCGCAGCACGAGGGCTCCTAGTCCTGACTCGGACGGATCGCGCCCTCGCGGACCAGCGCCCGAAAGCGTTCGGCAAACTGCGGGCTATTGAGGGCCCGCCCCACCGCCGAGTTCAAATTCGAGGGCGCGCTTGACTTGTTCGAGGAGCTTGGCGCGGATGGCGCTGATGTCTTCCCCGTTCGCAGTGCGGACGGCGGCCGTCGTGATGGCGTCATTGATGGGGCCTTTCGCATTCGCGAGTTTCTTCACGAGTTCCGCAATCGTCGCCGATTCCTGCGCCTTCGCCACATTCGCCTGGGCGTTGATCACGTTGCCTTCCGCCGCGAGCCGGGCGGCGCGATCGCCCTGCTGGACGTACTTGAACAACCGCTTGTCTTTCTCGAGCGTCGTCTGTAACCAATCGCGAATTTGCGCCCGTTCAATCGCCACTGATTGTGACCGATCTTCTCCGAGCAAGTCCGCGAACATATTACCCTGCTCCGACGCATGGGCCACCGTGGGCGAATCCCGCACGTCTTCGATGAGATGGGCCACGACCTCGGGGGTGAGTTTCTTCCCCTTCTTCGCTTGCCGCTCCACGAGCTGGACGACGGCCATCTGATTTTCCGGCGAGAGGTCCGCCCCGCCGATCGTGATCCCGAGGGCTTCGTTGAGATCGCCGGTCGCGACCCGTTGAAACAGGGGATCGGACAGGTGCGCCAGCGCCAAGCCATCGCGAGCGAGGCGCTTCGTGGTGTCGATGCCGAGTTCTTTCAGTTTCGCCACTGGGTCCGTGGCGTGGCGCAAGACCTTGGCGGCATCGACTGGAGAGCCGTTGTTTTCGGCGATGTTGGCCATTGCGCCGTACGCGCGGGCCTCGGCGGCATCGGTGGCAACCACGTCGCGGATGATGACGCGCGGCACGTTCTTGCTGACGGCGGCCTCGAGCCGGTTGTGGCCGTTGATGACGTACCGTTGGCCATCCACCGGATCGATCCACGTGAGCAGTATCCCAGACAGGTTCTCGTTCCACTTGCCTTTGATGCGCGATTCGGGCACGACGCCGACGCGGTCGAAATTGCTCTTGAATTGAAACCGATCGGGATCGACTTTGATGCTGCGCGGATCGACTTCCGACACGTTCGCGGCAATCTGCCGCGCCCCGGGCGCGGGCGGCGGCTCGTCGCCGAGCATCGGTTGGCTCGGCTGCGTTTCATCAGGGCTCGAGAGATTGAACGATTGCTCGGGGATGTCAAGGGTCGGCTGCGTGACTTCCTGGCCGCGCACGTCTTCGGCGCCGGGCAAGGACGGTTGAGCCCGGCGGTCCCGTAAAACTTGCATCACCTCTGGCAACATGAATCGCTTGAGCCAGGACGAGGCCGTCGGCCCTTGCAGGTAGGTCGCGGTCGCCTGCAACGCCTCCGGCGTGGCTTGGGCAAACTGTTGCCGCCAGTAGTCCATCCCACGATCGGACGATCCGTTGTTCATCAAACTCGATTGCACTTGGGCAACCAGATCCCCGCTCGTGCTCGGTATCTTTTCGGGCGGCAGCAGCGGAGCCACGGTGCTGGCTGGCGGCGGGGGCGGTGCTTCCGCTGGCGCGGGCAGTGTCGGCGGCTCGGCGACGACGGGCGCTGGTAGCGGCCCCACTGGGCCTTGCGGGGCCGGTGGAGGGCCTGACGACGGGGGTGGGGCCCCGGCGGGCGGCTCTGGCGGTGGCGTGCCGCGCTCGAGTTCCGCAATCGCGAGGGCTTGTTCCTCGGGCGGCAAGCTCAGAATTTCGCGGATGTAGTCCGGGCGCTGGTCCGTACCGCGCAAGTCAGGATCGCCGCCGTGAAAGCGTCCGGTTTCCTCCCACGTCGTCGGGAGCGGTTGCGGCGCGATCCGTGGGGCGCGGTAGTCCTGGCCTGTTGGGGCGGCAGGCATTTCGCGCACGGCCGGGCCCAGCAGGAGTTGAGGCGTCGCCGTGGTCTCTGGATCGATGCCGTGCAAGGCTTTGACTTCCGCCCACGTCCTCGGAAGTGGCTGCGGTGGAATCGGCGGCGCTTGGTAGTCGGGCGCTTCCGCCCCAGACGGCATCGGGCGCACGGCGGGCCCCAACTGACGTGGCCGCGCGGGCGGCAGGCCGAGAGGTGCCGTGCCCGACGGCAACTGGTCGGGCGGCAGAATCGTCACGGTGGGTTTCGGCCCAGGGCGCCAGAAGGCTGGCCCGACGCCCGTGCCCGGAGGGCCGCCGGCGGCGGGTCCGCCAGGTCCGCCAGGCACGGCCCCGCCCGGTGTGGTCGACGACGTGGCGGGCAACGAGGGGAACTGCATACCCGGGATGTCGTCGAGATTCCGCATGGCGCGCTCGACGATGACGTTCCGCGGCTGCGCGCCACGCACGGCCCCCGCGGCGACTTCTCCGAGTTCGCCGCCGACCGCCGCGCCCCCGACGGCACCCGGCCCGCCGGCCACGGCCCCGCCGACGAGCGCGCCCGTGCCCAACCCTGCGGTTTTCAGCATCCGGGCCACAATCCTCCGGCCGACGCTATCCCCGCCGGGTTGGCGCACCATCGTCTCGCCAGCAAACTCGTGTCGGAGCGCCGCCCCGCGGGTCTTAATCAACGCGGCTTCGATCTCCCGCAACTGGCGCACGCCCTTGACGCCCAACTGGTCGAGGCGGTCCCAGACGAGATTCCTCGCATGATCGGCGGCCAGTTCCAGCGCGCGGAACTCCGGATCGGCCGTCCGCATTTTCGCGACATCGTATTTGCTCTGGGCGAGTTCTTTCGCCAGTTCGGCATTGAGGCGCAACACGCGATCGTAGAGTTCGGACAAGGACATCGGTTGGTCGAGGCCGAGCGTCTCGATCGCCTTCAGGCCCGTCGCGACATCCGTGCTGCGCGTGCCCATGCCCCGGCTCCCGGGCGTGCGCGGCCCTGGAGCGCCCGTGTCCAAGGCGTGCTCGATGTCCGGCATCGACACTTGCACGGTCTCGTTCGGAAACGCATCGACGAGACCTCGCACGTTCTCCTCGATTTTGCCGACGGCTTGGGTTTGCGCGGCAATCGTGTCCGGCGTGGTCGTGATGGTCGCGGCGCGATGCTCGTCCGCGAGCGCCGGCATCGTGGCCGTCAGCTCCGCATCGGTATAGGCATGGCCCGGGCTTGGCGGATGGGCTTGCTTGTACTTCTTGACGAAGTCCGCGACTTGGCCCGCTCGCGCGCTGGCGGCGCGGGCGGGGGCTCCGGCACGATAGGCCGCGACGCCGCGAGTGAGGCCGGCTTCGGCGGCCATCGGCGCGACCACGGCGGCCACATGCCCGACGGCGCGACCCGGGCGACCCTCGCGGATCGCATTCGCCGTATCGGCGGCCACGGGCCCGACGAGAGGCACCCACTCGAGTGCACTCCGGTTCTGGCCCGGAGGTGGCCCTTGGACCCCCAGATTGAACAGTCGATTCACCTCGGCATCGGTCATCTCGGCGGCGGCCGTGGCGGGATTGACCGCCATTCGGGCGGTGCTTTCCGCAAACCCGCCGATGTCCTTCGCGAACGTCGTGGCGGCATCGATCTGGTGGGCGAGCGTGTTCGCGCTGCCGCGCGTCACGGCTTCGGCAGCGCGTCGCCACCAGGGGGGCTCGGGGCCGATGTGGGGACCGGTGTCGACCGCCGTCTCGGGCATCGTCCCGCCGATTGGGACAATCGCCGGGGAGGGCGGCATGATGCCCCCGACTGGCACGATGGGCGTCTGGGGCGGCATCTACTTAATGCGGACCCAGTGTCCGCCCTTGAACTGTTTCATCGCGCCCGGGGGATAGCCCGGATCGGTGATCGGTTGCGTCTCGCCTTCCTTCGGACCCGCGGTCGATGGGCCGCCTGTATTCGGACCCGCCCCGGTCTGACGCCCGGTGCCCGTTTGTGCGCCGGTCGGCTGGACACTCGAATTGTTGTCGGCGCCGCCGTACACGCTGGCCTGATTCAAAATACTCGCGCGTTTGCGTTCAAGGAACGGCACGACGACATTCTGAATCGCCGCTCGAAAGTTGGCCGGCGAGAGGTTCGCATCCGTCAGGTCCAAGCCCAACTGCAGTTTCATGTCCGAGGCCGTGCCGAACCCGAGCGCGCCCGAGACTTCATCCGCCCACGCCAGCCGCGCCGTGTTCAGGTTGGAGAACTTCTGATTTCCCATCCCGATCCGGACCGGCGTCGTGAACCTGTTGAGCACGGTCGCGCCGGACCGATCGGCCGCATCGGACGCCGCGAGCAAGTCGGGCACGCCCGACAGCGCATTGTCGAGCGAGGACAACTGTCGCCCCGTCTGCGCGTTGTTGATGAACTTGAACCCGCGTTCAAAATCCGCTTGGTTGAAATTGGGATTGATCTCCCCCGCCAACGCGTAGATGGCCGCTTTCTTTTCCACATCGCGTGTATAGGCCACCAGCGTCCGGAAGAACGCGGGCGACATCCGGCCGAACGCCAAGTCCTGCGCCACCTTGTAATCGGGCGTGCCCACCTCGATCGGCTTGGACGGCGCATTCTTCGCGGCCTCGGCGCGTGCGGCCGCGGCTTCCATGGCCCGGTTGTGCCGCGCCGTTTCTGGATCGATAACCCGGCCCGCCTGCGCGTACTGCTGCCGGAGTTCCGCGACTTTCGCGTTGGTCTCCGCTTCGTCGAGGGGGCCGCCCTTGGCCTTCTGTGCCGCCTTGATGCCCCGCGTAATGAACGTGCTCTCTGTTTCGGTGACCTTCGGCGTCGTCCCGATGGGTTCGCCCTCGGGGCTCGTGACATCGAGGCCCGCGAGTGCCTGCAAGTCGCGGAGCGATTGCTTCTTGCCGGTGGCTGGCTCAGTGATCGTCGCATTCGCGGCGACGGCGTCATCGAAGTTCTCGCCCAACTGTGTCCTGACGAGCGCGAGCCGCGCCTGCGCGTCTTTCTGCGCCTTGGTGACCGCTTTCGTTTTGTCGAACGCGCCCGCGAGTTGATTCGAGATGAAGCCGGCCGGCGTACCGAAGGCTTTCTGCGCGGCCGTGTCGGCGTTCTGAATCACGGCGGCGTACTGCGCCGGATCATCAATCGATCCGATCTTCCCGAGCAGGTCCGTGAAGTAGTTGCCGATCCGCGCATCGCGATTCGCTTGGTATTCCTGCCGACGCATCTGCCGTTCTTCTTCGGTCGCCGCCGTCTGCACGTCGAATTCGTGTTGTTTCTCTTCGAGCAGTCGTCGCTTTTCGAGCGCGTCGGCATACCCGCCGAGGAGCCCGCTGACCGCCGGTGTGCCGCCACGTTTGGCGGCAATGCCCGCGAGCAGCATCGGAATCGCCCTCACGAGAATCTGGGCAAACCCCGGTTGCGGCGGCGGCGCGGGGCGCGACACATCGAGGCCCATGCCGGGCGGCACGTTCGGCGGCGCAGCCATGGGTGAGGCCTGGGGCGGCGTCGGCAGGGGGACCGGCGTAATCGAGTCCTGCAAGGGCGGCGGCACGCCACCGACCTGGCTCAACATCCGCGGATCGATCAAGTCTGGAATCCCCATATGGTCCGTTACAGGTGCAGGCCCGCGAGCAACCGGCCCACGGCATCGCCGAGACCGGCGTTCTGCGTGGCCCCGAGTTGATTGGCGAGGCCCGCCTGCTGAGAAATTTGCGAGAGGGCCGTCAACAGATCCTTCGGCGACGTGCCGCCGGCGCCCAAGCCGAGCACTTGCAGCGCCTGACTGAGTCGTTGCGCGCTGAGGTCCACCGGAATCCCCGCGTACTGCACGGCCTGATTCAGATTCGTGTTCTGTTCATTGCGCTGGTCGCGGGACAACTGCGCCAGCGCCTGGGCGAGCGTGACGCCGGTCGTCGTCTGCGTGAGGTCCTGATTGCGCTGATTCAACAGGAAGTTCTGCAGGTTGGCCTGCTCTTGGAGCGATTGGCCCCGGACGTTGATGTCCTGATTGCGCGCATTCATCATCGCGTTCAGTTGCGCGAGGATGTTGTTCTGCTCGAAGTTCGCTTGGCCCTGGGCGGCTTCCAGTCCCGACGAGGCCGCCTGCATGAGTTGCTGGCGACGTTGGTTAATCTGGTCAATCTCCTTGGTGTTCTGCGCTTGCAGCGCCTGCGCCTTCAATTGCTGGTACTGCTGGTCGACGTTCTTGATCGCTTCTTGCACGAGCCCCGAACTCGGCGAGACCCCGCGCATCCCCATCTGCCGCACGGTGTTTTCGGTCGCCTGCTGGTGCTCGTGGTTGAGCGTGTCGACGGCGGCGGTTTTCAGTTGCGCGAGTTGATCGTCGCTGAAGGCCGGCAGACTCAACTGCTTCACGAGGGTGTCGATCGTGTCGCGATACTGCTGCGTCGCGCCGGTGGTCGACGTGCGCTGATCTTCCAGCGCCTTCAGAATCGCGGCCACTTGTCCCGAGTTGTCCGCGAGCGGGGCGACGGGCGTCGGCGCCGCGAGTGCCGGCAGATTGGTCAAGTGCATCAGCGCGTTTTGAATCGCCGCCTGCGCCGCCGCCGCATTCGGATCGTTGATCGGCTGCGTCAACTGGTTGATGCGGCCGGTGAGGAGTTGCATGAGCTGCGCGGCGGCCGGATCGTCGAACAGGCTGCCGAAGTTCAGGCCCGCGAGGTTCAGCCCGCCCGTGCCACTCGATCCGGCCGGGGCCCCTTCGGCTTGGAACATGCGCTGGCTGATGTAGCTCTCGTCGGTGCCGAGCTCGCCGGACAGGAGTTTCTGTCGCCAGTACCCGGGGTCATTGATGACCGACGGATTGATGCCCGGCTGCTTCGCCATCCACGCGAGGTACGCATCGACCGACGCCGCATCCTTGGGGTTCAGGCTCGGCTTGGCGCCCGAGGGCGTCGTGCCCGTCGTGCCGGTCGGCGGCGGAAACGCGATCGGATCGGGAGTGACGCCCGGCGCCGGATAGCCGCCGGTGCCTGGCGGATACACGGAGTCTTCGACCCATTGATTGCCGATCCACCGCCCGGGGCCCTTCGCGTAGCTCGGCGGCGGCGGCGGGGGGGTGTTCTGATAGTCCTCGATGGTCTTCGGGGGCGTCCACGGCGCGGTCGGGATCTTGTTGGGTTGGACCCCCGTGAACGTCGGCGTGTCGTAGATCGTGCTGTCGTAGCCAGCCATCGGGTTATACCTTCGGCGTGGTGGGTGGCGTCAATGACGGCGTCGCCATCGGGTTGGGCGGATTGATGGAACTGCCGCCGCGCATCCAGACGGGCAGGCCGCCCATCGCGCCCCGCAGCACCGCTTCATAGAGCGGGTCGCTCATTTGCCGGCGTTGCAGATCGTTCTGACTCAACTGCGTCAGTTGCGAGGTGAGCTGTGGCACGAGGCCATTCAAGGCGTCCGAGGCCGGATTACTGCCGGTCGATCCCGAGGACCGACCGAGGACGGTGGCGAGCAGGCCGGCCAAGGCGGGCACGTTCTTGATGAAGTCGCTGCTGAGCGTACTGCCGAGTGAGGACGTGTTTTTTGGCGGGGGGCTCAGGGACGGGACCGACGTGCCGAAGCCCGTGGGGGCAGGCCCGCCGATGGTGGTCTGCGCGATTGGGGCCGCGCCCAGCCCCGTCAACGTGCCGACCGCTGGGGGCAACCCACCGACGCTCGTTCCGACGCCGAGGCTGGGAAGGGCACTCGCCGCGCCCGCGCCTGCGCCAAGGCCGGGCGCCGCGCCGAGCGTGGCACTCGTCCCGACCGCAGGAGGCAGGCCGCCCACCGTGGCGCTCGCGCCCAGCCCCGTCGGCAGGCCCGCGCTGGTGCCCGCGCCCGCGGCGCCCGCCCCAGCGCCTGCACCGCCTCCGGCCCCAAACGCGCCTGGCGCGAACATCGCCCCCAAGCCGGTCACGGCGGCCGAGCCGAGCCCGGTCGCGACAAACGCTTTCATCCACCAGGGCATCCCGCCGCCGAACGCCGCGGGCACCCACGAACCTTGGCCACTCTGGAGGTCGGCCTGCGCGGCCTCCTCTGCGGACGCAAAGCCACTGGACGGGCCGAGATAGTTGAAGGCCTCCAGATTTTTCGTGTCGGGCTGCCATTTACGGAGCTGCCCATCGGGCCCGCGTTGCGTTTCGTCTGGGGTGGGCATGATCGTCATCCTTCCACGAAAAACGTGACCACGACGTTGGTCACCGCACTCGCCACGTACACGCGCGTGCTATCGGCCGGCCGCGTGACCATGAGCGGCACGAGCTGCCCGCCGGGGCTGTCAAGTGCGAGCACTGGCACGAGCAGATACGGTGCCGACTTCAAGCCGTGACGCACGGAGAATTCTTCATTGGCCGTCGCCGGCGTCGTCGCCGACAGCGGGTACCACTGCAGGTTCCCGCCGCGCGCTTGCAGCGAGCTGCCGGGATGCGCCCGCCCCACGCGCAGATCCGAGAGCGCGTAGTCGAACGCCTTGGCGACGACCTCGAAGGCCGGCGTGAGCAGATTGCGAATGTAACTGGAACTGGCCATGTTACGGCTCTCTCGGCGTCGGGCCCGGGAGGGTCGGCAAGAGCACGGCCGCCGACCCGAGACATTCGACCGTCAGGGGCAAGGTCCCGATTTGATAGTTGCCGTTGCCCATGACGAGTTGGATGTTGTTGCCACTTACGGTATAGACGCGGCTGCCGGCGCCCCCTTTACTCAGGCCGGCCAGGAGCGACGCCGACCCATTGCCAATCGCCAGGACCAGATCGATAAACGACACGTCGCCGTTGCCCGCGAGAATGCCGGACACGAGCAGGCACGTGGCCACATCGAAGCCATGCCGCGGCGCGAGGGTATGAATCGTCACGGGCGCCGTGCCCACGACGATATACGGCCGATCGGAGACGATATCGCGGCGCACCGTCACCGTCTGCCCCAAGTCCGACGCGCCGGTCACGATCAAGCCCTGATGCACCAGGACATCGAACACCTGCAAGTTCCCCACGGCGCCGATGATCATCCGTGCGACGCCCGCGGCGTTCGACAGGCGCAGGAGGTCCTCGCTACTGGTGCCGGCTTGCACGAGGAGCCCGTGGCCGGTGGCGGCCGTATTGGTCAGCGTCATCGCATAGGCGCCGGGGCGGGTCCCGCTCACCGCGATCGCGGGGGCGGTGATCGTCCCCTCCACCGTCAGCGTGCTGTGCACGAGCACGGGGCTGTTGAACGTGGCCGTCCCATTGACGCTGATCGCGCCGGTGATGCTCACATTCTCGAGTTGGGCCATCCCGCTCGTCGCCAGCCCGCCGCTGAACGCCGCGCCGCCGCTGAACGTGGCCGCGCCGGTCACGTGCAGCGTGCTCTCGCTCTTGATGTCCCCGTGGGACAGGATGGCGTCGATTTGCAGTTGGCCCGCGCCGGTGATGATCGCGATGTCGGTGCCGAGATAGTCGCGCACCCGGAGCGCCGCCCCGGCGCCGGCCGAGGCTCCTTGAATGATGGCCCCGCTCCCCGCGGCGTGGGTATTGATGACCGTGAACGCGGCCTCGCCGCTCACATTCGCCGTGATCGTCAGTTCGCCGGCGGTCAGGTGGTGACTGATGACCAGGTCGTACCATTGTTGCCCGGCCGTGCCGAGGCTGCGCTGATTGCTGGTCGCATCGGGCACGAGATCATGCGCGAGCCCGTCGATGAGCCCCGCTTCGATCGCGGTGACTTCGAGGTTCGGATCGTTGATCGTCGTCGGCGTGACCTGATCGCCGTTGGCGTAAGTCGGAAACGCCTTGATGCCGGACGGGTAACTCGCGGGCACGTTAGAACCCCCTCAAGGCTGGCTCGGGCAGATACGTAAACGCGTAGGTGAACCAGTCGAAATTGTCTTGCCCGACGTACACGCCCGTGACCGAAATTCCGCGGCCTTCGGCTTCCAGCGGCAGGTCCACTTGGAACACGCGCCGGCCGCCGATGCCGAGAAAGAACGGCAGCGCCACCGACAGCGTCGGCGCAAACCCACTGATGTCGACGGTCCCCGACCAGACAAACGCCTCGTCCACCGTGACCGTGAGCGTAAACACGCCTTGGGCCACGGCATGCTCCGCATACAGATTCAGAAACCGCGTCATCGGCAAGCCCGACGTGAACACCGGCCCGCGATACTGCGCGGTCAGATCGGCGCCATCGGCCGACGTGCCGAGGTTTTCTTCACGGAGCTGACCCGTCGTCAGATCCCAACTGAACAGCCGGCCCCGATCGCCCGTGCGCGTCTCGGGCCCATTCCAACTGATGTAGCCGCCCAGCGCGCGGTCGGTCATGCTCCACACGGGCACGCCCTGGCCGGTCCGGATCGGGTCGAACACGAACTCGCCCGGCTGCCCATAGAGCGTCAGATTCGGCACGGCGACGCGCACTTCCTTCTCGGCCTCGTGATAGACCAGCGGCGTGCGATAGAGCTGCGGTTCGCTCGTCACGTCCACGACATCGCGCCAGTCTTGTTCGAGGTCGGTCGTGAGCAGCCCATCATTGGCGCCATCGAACAAGTACACGCCTTCGCCCGACGCATGGGCGATGCGCCCGCCGACCAGATCCCAGGCGCGCGGGCCAAAGCAGCCGGCCCGACTGCCGGCGCTCGGGCGCACATCGAAGTCGAGCACGCCAATGCCGACGATGAGAAAGGCCGGTTTCGACGTGCCCATGACGACGAGCGTGTCCCCGTAGGGAATGATCGCCGTGATGTGATCGCCACTCGTGAACGGCAGATCGATCGTGTAGTTGACGGGCCAGGCTTGCGGCAGAAAAATCTCCGAGAACCGGATCGTGACCGGGCCCACCGGGTCCTTCGCCCACCAGCGGCCTTTCCACACTTGCCCGAACTCGAGCGGCGGGGCCGGATTGTGCGTCGTCGGCGCTTCGAGGGCTTCACTCCACGTGTTGGCCGTGAGGTCGACGACGACCGTGCCGGTCCCTGGATTGACGACGGTCGTCACGAACCGGCGTTGACTTTCCCCAAGCGTCACGTCGCGGGCGTAGATCACCAGATGTGTCACTTGCGGATCGGCGGAGGCGGCGGCGACGACGTGGATCGTGAGATTCGGCATCGTCACGGTGATGGTCGCGGCGGGGCCCTCATTGCTCGGGAAATTATCGAGGGCGCCTTGATAGCCGACCGACACCTCGTAGACGTGGTCGGTCATGAGCGTGCCGCCGGCACTCGCGGTGAGCGTGGGCGCACTCGTCGGGCCCGCGAGGCCGAGCGGGCGCCAACTCACGCCGTCCGTGCTGAATTGCGGCGGCGTCACGCCATCGAACACGGCGACCATCTGCGAGTCGGAGGGAAAATCAATCAAGGCCGTCGGACTGAAGCCGGTCGCGACGGGGCTGTCCCACTCCCCCAGATCGCTCGGCGTGTAGATATCGCCCTCCCAGCCGACGATCGTGAACGGGGGCACGCCTTCGAGGTAAATGCGCTTGCCGCCTTGCGCGCGGCTCGGGCCGAGGTTGGTGGTCGTGAACGTCGCCCAGCCGGGGCGGGGATGCCAGCGGCCCGGGACATTCGTCCGGACATTGAGCAGGCGCTGCGATCGGGTGGGCCCGATGAGCGTCGCGTTCGATCGGCGATCGAGCCCGCCGGTCAGATCCGAGACGAGTTCGATCGCCGGCCCGACGGCGGCCCCGCCCTTCCGCGTGGGGAGCGTCGGCTTACGGGCGGCCACGGGTCAGGGCTCCGAGGAGGGCGTTCACGGTCGTGTCATGCGCGGGATGATCGATCCCGCCGTGGCCCATCGCGGCCATCAAACTCTTCAACACCATTTCGTCCGGCGTCGAACCCGTAGGCGTCGCGGGCGGCGGGGGCGCGGCCGGCGCCGGGGTCGGGCGCCCCGTCGGCAGATGGAGCGCCATGATGCGAATCGCCTCTTGCGTGGGGCCGAGGGGGTTACGTGTCGGCATCATCCGCCTCCGGCTGCTGCACCGATCCGGTGAACGTGGGCCGCCACACGCGCACGGCGGTGACGCGGCCCTGGCCACACGTCGGGCAGCGCGGCTGCCCGTCGCATTTGCTGGGGTCGAGATCGACGACGTGGCCGCAACTGAAGTGGACTACCACGGGGACCGTCCGAATCGCGCGCCGTACGTCCGGTCCATCGGCCGGCGATGGCGATAGGTCCGCATCACTTGAATGACGGCACTCTGCGGCACGTGTTGACTGCTGAGATAGTTGTCCACTTCGGCCTGTGCTTGCACGAGCGCGGCGGCGCTGCGCGGCAGGTCCTTACGGAGCTTCTCGAGGTCGTGCGCGGCGTAGTAGCCGAGCGCGCGATGCCACGGCTCCATGGCGGTCTTGACGATCGTGCTGATGGTGAAGGGCACGTCCGTGTCCACCACCATCGTGTCCGGCTTCATGACGTAGGGCACGCGGAATTGCCACGTCTCGCCCACGGGCACGCGCGGCGGGGGATGCAGGCCGAGCAAGATCGCCGCGCCGTCGAGCGTCTCGTACCAGCACGTCGGCGTCGCGGGCTGGCTCGAGCGCCAGCCGGGTTCGCTCGTGTTCAGCCACGCTTCGGTGCGACGCGGGAAGTCGTGCTGGCCGGCCAACTGGAGCGTGGTCATGTCGGCGTGCGTGAGGAAGAGTTCCGGGCCCTCGGGCGCGAGCGCGAAATATTTGCCGGTCGCGATGATCGTCTCGAGCGAGTACTCGGCGACGCCATCGACCAGCGGAATCAACTCCTCGGTTTGCAGGCAGACGGTCTGCGTCGTGAACCAGAGCTGCGCGGCGTTGATCGCGGCTTTGCGTTTGGCCGTCGTGAACAGGGTGGTGCGATCGGCCGTGCCGAGTTCCTGATCCAAGAACGCGCCGTAAAGATCGAGGAAGGTCATGTGGCCACCACGAGCGCGCCATTCACATCGGTCCGGACGCGCAGATTCGGCAAGGCGACCGCCGGCCCGAGCGCGCCGGCCGTGGCCGCGGCGACGAGCAAGGCGCCGTTGGCATCGGTGCGGACGCGCGCATTGGCGAGATTGACGATGGGGCCGAGGGCGCCGGCGGCGACCACGGCCACGAGGAGCGCGCCGGTCGCATCGGTGCGGACCCGGGCGTTGGTGAGGGCGACGCGCGGGCCGAGGGCGCCGGGCGTCGTCGTGGTCGTCACGAGGCTGCCATCGGCGTTCATCCGCACGCGGGTATTACTGAACGCGAGCGGCGGGCCGAGCGCCCCGGCCGTGACCGTGCTGACCTTCAGCGTGCCGGCCGCATCCGTGCGGCCGCGCGCCTGGGCGGTGGAGACGGGCGCGGCCGGCGGCACATCGGGCGTCAGGCGCAGCGTGTAGTGTTGGCTAATCTCCGTGGCCGTCAAGACGCGCGGATAGATAGCGATGTCTTGGAGCGAGCCAATCCACGAGCGCGGGTCATCGTGAAACGCGGCGAGCGCCCGTGGTCCACCCCCTGGTCCCCCCATCGCCGCGAGCGCCTGTGCTGTCCCGATGGGGACGCCTTGCACATAGAACTGCACGCCCATCGCGACACTGGCGCTGACCGCCATATGGACCCACGCGCCGAGCGTCGGGGCCGGCGGCACGGTCACGCTGAACGTGAGCACGGCGGTCCCGTTGTGGTACGTCAGTCGGAATGTCGTCGGGAGATCATCGCGGCGTTCCCAGATGTATTCCCCGCCGAAAAAAATCTCGGCGGTAATGATCCCCATGTTGGAGCCACTCGGCGTCGTGGTATAGCCCCACGCTTCGAGCGTGATGGCGGGGGCGGCCACCGGCAGGCTGGGCGGCAGGAGTTGCCCCGGCACAGCGAACGTCATCGCGCGGGACGATCCGATGCCGGGCTGGTTGACCGTCACCGGGCCGGCGATCGGGGCATGACGGGTGCCCGCCAGGTCCCGGGCGGCTGTACTGCCTGCCGGATCATCGAGCGGCCAGTAGGCGGATGCGCCATCCGCCAACACGCGCGTTTGATAGGTCGAGAGGGGCGGGGGTGGGGCCGCCGCCTTGAAGGCGACGAGGACGGCGGCCCAACTGCTCACCGCCGTATCTGTCCAACTACAGCTCGGCGTCGTGCCCGCGGCGGCCGACACGCTTCGCGTGTCCGCCTCGCCCGCCACAATC